TTAAAACTCCCTTTTTAATTGTTTTACAATTCCTATTATTATGACAGGAATATTTTTCATATCATCATAAGTAAATATAAGTGGTTCATAAGCATTGTTTAATGGTCGTAGACATATTCCTGTTTCACTTTTCATACCTTTCTTTATAGTAGCTTCATCGCCATTTACAATAGCAACAACGATGTCACCATTTTCAAAATCACTTTGTTTATGAACAACAATTATATCTTCTTCTATAAGTACAGGAAACATACTATCTCCTTTTACTTTTAATGCGAAGTAATTATCTCCATTGCCAACCAATTTTTTTTCAATGTCAATAGTTCCTACCCAGTTTTCTTGTGCTAAATAATTATAACCTGCTTTTACTGTTCCTAAAAGGGGAATAGAGACAAGAACATTTCCAAGTTCATCTTTTTTGTCTTTGTTTTCTATTAAGTCAGATTTTTTTATATTGAAATAATTAGCCATCATTTCTATTTTGTCTATTCTTGGATAAATATTCCCATTATACCATTCGGCAAAAGTTGTGTAAGGGAATCCTAAATCTTTACATATGTCATTTCTATCTTTTTGATTTAAATACATATAATATTTTAAATTTTTTGCAAAAATTTCTTTGTTTCCTAAATCGCTCATAACGCCCTCCTGACTATATTTTACGCTATTTTCGTAAAAAAGTCAACACCAACATAAAAAAAATACGAAAATTTTGTAAAAAAAGTATTGACATTACGAAAATGTCGTGATAATATAATTACGAAAATATCGTAAAAGGAGGAAGGGAAATGCCAATCACATTAAAAGCAGCACGAATGAATAAAGGATACGACCAAGAAGAAGCAGCCAAATTAATAGGAATTAGTGCAGATACATTAAGCAACTATGAAAGAGGAAAAACTTTTCCTGATGTGCCAATACTAAAAAAAATTGAAGAAGTATATGAAATAAAATATGATGATATTAATTTTTTACTTTAAAATTACGAAAAAATCGTAAATGCGACACGGTACAAAGAGAAAGGAAGTGAACGTATGGAAGAAAAACTATTACAAGAGCAAAAAAAGACAAATGAGTTATTAGAACAAATAATTAATCAAAATAAAAATCCGAATGAATTATTAACCGCAAATCAAGTTCATAAGGAATTTAAAATAGGCATTAATATGGTACAGAAGATGTTTAGAGACCCAGAGCTACCAGTACAACGATATACTATACCATTTAAAGTAACACGAAAAGCAATAGAAAATTATTTAAATGTAAGACATGATTACCTGTGTGAAAATTAAAGGAGTACCAACTAATGAGAAAAAAACTAAAGTACATAATGAAAAACATATTAATATACATTTTTGGAACATTGTTTTTCGCAGCAATGTTCGTAATAGGATATTTTTCAGCTTATTAATTTTAACATCATAGATAAATTAAAAAGAAAGGAGAGTGAAGAGAATGTTTAGAAGAAGAAAAGAAATGCAAAGCTTAATAAATGCAAGTAGAAAAAATTTAGAAGTTGCAGAAAACAAGGCAAAAGAATTATCAAAACAATTACAATCAGCTAACAAAAAAATCGAAGAAAGAAACAAGATAATTGAAAGACAAGAAAAAACAATTCAAGAAAAACAAGAAAAAATTGATGACTTAATGAATAATGTTGAATTTTTATACAACAATTTAAGCCCAAAGAAAAAAGCACTAGTGAGACCTGACAATCAAAACTAGTGCCAAATGGTGCAAATTTAATATAAGCACTTTAATTATAAACGATAGAGGAGAATTTGTCAAATGGATTTCGATAATTATATTGAAAAAGAAAGAATTAAGACAGACTGGCAAGAAAAAGACATAATACATATTTGTGATAATTGTGGAGCAGACATTTACGAAGGCAATGAGTTTTATTCACTAGAAGGATATAACTTATGTGAAGAATGTTTTGATGAAATTCAAAGAAATGAAAAGGCAGAACATAGATGTGTGGCAGGTGAAGATAATGGATAATTTAGAGTTTAAGGAAGACACACATCAATACTTTTATAAAGGACTTGAAGTTCCAAGTGTAACACAAATAATAAGTGCTTCAAATCAAGGAGCATTAGATAATATTCCTACAAGCATATTAGAGAATGCTAGCGAAAGAGGAACAGCAGTACATCAAGCAATAGAATTTTATAACAAATATAAGTTTGCAAACATAAGTGAAGAATACAAACCTTACTTTGAAGCATATCAAGATTGGTATAAAAAGAACCAATTTCCATTTGTAGAAGTAAAATCAGAAGTTCAGGTTTATCACAAAATTTTAAATTATGCAGGAACAATAGATATGCTGATTACAGATACTATGGAAGAAAAAACACTTGTAGATATTAAGACAACAAACGAATTAAATATGAAGTATGTTGCTTTACAGCTAAGTGCTTATAAAGAGGCACTACATAGCCAAAACATCAATGTAAAAAACATGTATGTGTTATGGCTTAAAAAGGACGGAACTTACGAATACATAGAAGTTCCAGATAAGAAAAATATATTTATGTATAGCTTATTACTATACAATTTTTGGAAAGGGGAAATATAAGATGGAAATTAAAATTACGAGGGAATATGCAAAACTTAATGGAAATAAGTCTGAATTATTAACAGGACTATCAATGCTTGTGAAATCTTTATTAGAATGTGAAATAGAAAAAAAGTTAATAGAAAGAGCTGTTCAAGCAGGATTTATGTCAGATAAAGAACTAGAAAAAGAGGTTGAAAAAAAGGTTGAGGATATTTTTAAGAAACTAGGAATTGAGGTGTAAATTTTGGAAAATAGCGAATTAACAATAATTGAAAATGAACAAAAATCTATATTAGACCAAATTCAAGAAATAACAATAAACAATGAAGAAGATAATATAAAAGCTGGTAATTTCTTAAAACAAATCAAACCAGTAATTAAAAATATTAAAGAATATTGGAAGCCTTTAAAGGAAAGTGCTAGTAAAGCCCATAAGGATTTATGCAATCGTGAGAAATGTATGCTAGAGCCACTAGAACAGGCAGAGATACAAATAAAAGCAAAGATGAGTGTTTATATTACTGAGCAAGAAGAAAAGGCTAGAAGGGAACAGGAGGCGCTAAGAAAGGCACAACAGGAAGAAGCATTAAGGCAACTTGCAGAAGCCGAGAAATTAAAAGCTGAAGGTAAAGAAATGGAGGCACAGATACAAGAAGAAATGGCTTATGCAATAGATGAAGTAAAAACAGTTGTAGAACCTACAATACAAAAACAAGAAGGCATTAGTTATATGACCGATTATGAAATTGTAGTTGTAGATAACAATAAAGTACCTACATATGTTAATGGATTTGAAATAAGACCAATAGATGTACAAGCTATAAAGAAATTGGCAAAGGCAAGTAAAGGTCAGATACAAATAGAAGGTATCAAAATATTAGAGAAAAAAGTTATGAAAGTGAGGGCATAAAATGGCTGAAAAGGAAGTAAAACAATTAACTTTAGTTGAAAAAGTTACAGGAAATATGATGGCTCAAATAGAGAGCATTGCAAATATGGAAAACACGGAATTAACACCAAAAGAAAAAGCATTTGCAATAGATATAATTACTAATACTCATAAAAAATTAACAGAAAGAAATATAGGTTGGAATGATGTGGATTTTAGTAGTTGTAACTTACCACAAGAAATAAAGAGATATGCAAGACTAGGATTAAACTTATCAGAACAAGAAATTTACTTAGATATTAGAAAAAATGGAAAATCTAATAAATACGATATTTTCATAAAACAGCAATATCAAGCAAAAGAAAGAATTATTAGTAGGTGGTGTACTCTTGGTGGAGGTTTAATTAGACCTTTATTAAAAGGTATTGTTTTAAGAGGAGAAACTTTTAAAACTGCAATAGATTTTAAAACAGGTACAACTAATATTATTGAACACAATTTTGCAGAAGATAGAGATTTAAGTTTTGATAATTGGGAAAATGTATTTAAAGCGTATTGTGTAGCTTATTTTAAAGATGGAACTATTCAAACAGTAATTATTGATAGAGATAGAATTTTAAGAGCTTTTAATGCATCTCCTACAACAGAAAAACCAATATGGAAAAAAGACACAGCTAAGATGATATATAAAACAGTAGCACACGAAATGGCGAACGTGTTGAAACCATTTATAGAAATTCCTTACGACTTGCTAAAAGATTATGAAGCTGTTCAGGAAAAAATGGAATGGGATAATACGGAATATGAAGTAATAGAACAAGTTGAAACCATATCAAAAGAACAACAAGAAGAATTGGCAAAAATTATAGGAAGCAATGGAGAATTATGGGGGAAAGTTGTAGAGAAAGGATATAACACTTTACAGGAGATTCCAGCAAGTGAATATGAAAATATTATAAACGAATTAAAGGGGGCTAAAAAATAATGATAAGCGTAGGAAGACAATATATGGTATTTAAACCAAAAGAAAAAACAACTAGTAAAGGAGAGCATTTAGTATCTTTTTCGATAGGGAATAGTTCTTTTAATAAGATAGCAAATGCGTGGGAGAATAAAGGATTCATAAATGTAATTGCAAAAACTAATCAATTTATTTCTGACAGAGACAAAGTAACTATCTCAAAAATAACAGGACTAGATACAAGCGAATATGAAGGAAAACAAAATGTAACAATTTTTGTTGAACTTGAAGGAGAGACAGAAGGCAATTACGAGGCTATTCCGAATGATGAGCTTCCCTTCTGATTAATTAAATAAAAATACAACAAGGGTTTAGACATAATGTTTAGACCCTTTATTTTACGAAAGGAGAAAGAAATGGCAAGAAAAAGAATGATAGACCCTAATATATGGCAAAGCGAAGATTTTGGTAAATTATCTAACTTAGCAAAAATAGTATTTATTGGTTTATTTTCTCTTGCAGATGATGAAGGTAGAGGTAGAGCGAATCCAATGTATTTAAAGTCTAATTTATTCCCTTACAATGAGGATATGAGAAGTGCCGACATAGAAAAAGCCTTATCAGAGATAAGTTCTAATATGTCCGTAAATTTCTACTCTTGTGACGGAAGTAGTTATTATAGCCTTTCAAGTTGGTATACATTCCAAAAAATAGAGAAGCCGACAGATAGTAAATTACCTGCATTTGATGAAAACAATAAAGAAATTCACCGACTATTCACCGAAACCTCACCGAAAGGTAGCCGACCATTCGTGCCTAAAAGAAAAGAAGATAATAGAAAAGAAATAGAAGAGAAAAGAAATAGAATAAAAGATATATACAACAAAAATTGTCCAAAACTTCCGCAGGTTCAAAAACTAACAGATAAAAGAAAAACTGCTATTGATAACTTTACAAAGGAATTTACAGAAGAACAATTTGAACAGATTTGTAAAATAGCAAATTCTGTAGATTTTCTTATAGGTAAGAATAAAAATGGCTGGAAAGCTGATTTTGATTTTCTTATGAGAATTGATAAAGCAACAAATGTTCTTGAAGGTAGATATAGCAATAAAGAAAGCGGAATAGACGATTTTAAAGAATTAATGGAGGAAGCTATAAATGAACAAAATGGAAACGATACAAGTAATAACCCTTTTAGCTGGTAATTATGACAGTATTGCTAATAAAGATAAAACACAGAAGGATTTGATGGTTGCTACTTGGTTAGAGTGTTTAGGAGATTTGGATTATAAATTAGTTCTACAAGCAGTTAAGAAATCAATAATTAATAGTCCATACCCACCAACAATACATGAAATAAGAAAAAATGCAATAGAAATGGTTAATCCAACAACAAAGAAAACTGCAATAGAAGCTTGGGATGAAGCCTTGAGAATGCTAAGTGGTGGATTATATATGACACAGGAGCAATTTGAAAGATATAGTCCAGAAGTAAGAAGATTTTTTGGAAGTGTAAATCAAGTAAGACAGTTGGCGATGTTGGATAGCGATACAATAAATTCAGTTACAAAAGGGCAGTTTTTAAAACAATACGATGTGCTGGTGCAAAGAGATAGAGAAGAAAAAATGATACCAGAAGCAATGCAGCAGCTAATAGGGGGATTGGTTAATAAATTTACATTAGACAGAGGAGTTGAAGAATAATGATAAAAATAACAGATAGATTTTATATAAATGCCACAAGTAATTGCTACATATTGCAAGAAAAATCAGTAATACAAGATGAAACTAGCAAAAATTATGGTAAAGAAGTCTTTAAAGAACTTGGCTATTATGTAACGATAGAGGGCTGTTTAAATGGATTAATGAAGACAAAGTTAAGAGAATTTATAGGCAAAAAAGAAGAAAACGATATAGTAGATTTGATAGAGGAAGAACATAAATTACAAGATTTTATAAAAAGTTTAAATATTAAAAATTAGGAGGAAGAAATAAAATGAAGAAATCACAAAAGCAACAAGTATTAGAGTATATGCAAACACATAAAAGTATTACTCCGCTAGAAGCACTTATAGATATTGGAGCTTTTAGGTTGTCAGCAATAATATATGATTTAAAAAAAGATGGGCATGCAATTATTGCTAGACAAAAGAAAGTAAAAAAATCAAACGGAGAATTTACATATGTTGGAGAGTATATGCTAGAAAGCAAATTTTTTGAAGAAAACGAAAATCACATTCCAAGATTAGATTAGGAGGTAATTATGGAAGAGAACGAAAAGATAGAACTTATACGAGTTGGAGAATTTGTAAGAACGCAAGATGGTCAAATAAGTAAAAACAATTCTAATTATGATTGGGATGTAAAAGAAACATCTATAAATGATAGCCCTGTAATAAATCATAGTAAAAATAAAGATGATAAAATAGAAAAGGGAGACTATGTAAACGGGTTTATTGTGAGAGCAAAAGATGAAAAAAATATTTATTGGGATTTTTTAAAAAAGAGCTTTCCTGCAAAAATAGGAAATATTGTAACAAAAGAACAATTTTCTAAAATTAAATATATATCAGAGGACTAGCCTATGACATGTGAAGAAGCAATAAAAAATAATTTGTGTTTGGGTTGTAGATTAGCAGAAAACAATCCCAATGCAGATGAATGTAAATATAGAGAAAAGTCAGGATTAGAAAAATGCAAAGAATTATTAGAAGGGAAACAAATGAGACTATGAATGTTGAAGATTTAATGAAATATATGCTGAATTTTTTTGACAATACTTCTAAAGAATTATCAATGGAATATGAAAGATTATCTCAAAAGGACATGGAGTTAAGTGATTTAGACCATTATTTAGAAAACAATACATTGAAATCGTATGATTTGGCAAAAGTAGGAAAGCTAAGGAAAATTTTAAGAAAAGAGAGAAGAGAAATAAAAAATAATATAGATTTTTTAGAAGTTGTTAAAAGATTTACAGATAAATATAATAATAAACTTATAACAGGAGATATAATTCAAAACTTAAAGGAACAAGAAAAATTAAGAAAAAAGCAAGAAAATCCAAAATACACATACAGGACTAATATTTTGGATAGATTGGAGGCAAAAGATGAAAATATTAGCAATAGACCCACGGAAATGTAGAAAGCGCATATTGTGTAATAGATAGTGAAACCTATAAGCCCATTGAATTTGAAAAAATTGAAAATGAAAAGCTTGTAAAAATGATAGAAACCAATAAAGATTGTTGTTTTGATATTTTCAGAGAAATTGTAATAGAAATGATTGCAAGTTATGGAATGCCTGTTGGGAAAGAAGTTTTTGAAACTTGCGTATGGATAGGTAAGTTTGCACAAGCATCAGGAATAAAGGAAGAATACATATACAGAAAAGACGAAAAAATGAACCTATGCCATTCTATGAAAGCAAAAGATAGCAATATTAGACAAGCATTAATAGATAGATTTGGACCTGTTGGAACAAAGAAAAATCCTCGGTTGGTTTTATGGGTTCAAATCAGACATTTGGGCAGCTTATGCAGTAGGAACAACGTATTTAGATAAGATTAAATCAGGAGGAAATATATGAGAGTAGTAGAGCTGTTTGCAGGGATAGGGGCTTGTAGTACAGCCCTAAAAAGATTAGGAATAGATTTAGAGATAGTAGATGCAGTAGAAATAGATAAACATGCAATAGCAAGTTTTAATGCTATACATGGTACTAATTTTGAGACACAAGATATAACAACTTGGAACAAAGATTTAAAGGAAATAGATTTAATAACACACGGAAGTCCTTGTCAAGATTTTAGTGTTGCAGGAAGACAGGCAGGAGGAGATTTAGGAAGCGGAACAAGGTCAAGCCTTATGTATGAAACAATTAGAATAGTAGGGAAAATAAGACCCAAATATGTTGTATGGGAGAACGTGAAAAACATATTAAGCAAAAAACATATACATAATTTTAATAGATATTTAGAAACATTAGAAACGCTAGGATATAAAAATTATTATCAAGTGTTAAATGCTAAAGATTATGGAATACCTCAAAATAGAGAACGTGTATTTACTATAAGTATATTAGGAGAGGATAGTTTTATATTCCCAGAGAAACAAAAGCTTAAACTAAGGCTAAAAGATATGCTAGAAGATGAGGTAGATGAGAAATATTATTTAAGTGATGCAAAAGTAGAAAAAATTAAAAACAGTAGTTTTATGCAAGAGAAAAAGAGAATACAAGAAAAGGAGTGTTGCGATACAATTTTGGCAAGAGATTGGAAAGACCCTAAATGTGTAAGAATAGGTGGAATATTTGATACAGAGAATTCAAAACATCAAGCAGGAAGCATTTACGATAAAGAAGGAATAAGTCCTACACTAGATGTTATGCAAGGAGGTTGGAGGCAGCCAAGCATAATAACTCTAGGTAATTATACGCCTAGCAATCACGATGCTAGCAGAATTGTAGATAGTGAGGGATTAGCACCAACAGTTAAAGAAAATCATGGAACTATTACAGCGACCATAATAAAACCGAACCTAATTAATAGCGATAAAAGGCTAAAAAAATTAGTGGACAATACAAGTTTTGAACAAGGTAAAGTTTTAAACTTAGACACATACAATCAAACAATTAATGAGAATATAAGTCAATGTTTAACAGAACCGCATCATAATTCGCAAAGATTATTTGATGGTTTTAGAATAAGAAAATTAACTCCAAAAGAATGTTGGAGATTAATGCGGATTTAGCGATGAAGATTTTGAGAAGGCAAAGGCTGTTCCTATGAGCAATACGCAACTTTATAAACAAGCTCGGAAATAGTATTGTTGTAAATGTACTGGAGGAAATATTTAAAAAATTATTTTTGGAGGGATAGGTCTTATGAGCAAATCAAACCAAAAGGCTAAAAGAAAATTAATATTAAAATTTGGAGAAGTATGTTTTTTGGAAGAGCTAAAAATAAGAGATAAGGAAGATGTAAAAAAAGACATAAAGCGTTATACGAGTAAAAAGCAACAAGCAATAATGGACCAATTAACCTATCATCATATCGTTGAAAAGTCTAAAGGACGGAAAAGCAACAGAAGAAAATGGAGCATTACTAAGGTATATAAATCATCAATGGTTTAATAGATTATCAAAAGAACAACAAAGAAAAATAAATCAATTACTTCAGGAATACAAAAGGCAACACTCAAAAGAATGTGCAGTAGAATATGTAGATTATTTACCTTTAGATTGGGAAGTAAAAGCAATGGTAATCAGTCCAGCAGAACTAGAACAAAAGAAGAAATACAACAGAGCAAAGCATAAGAGGGAAGTACGAAAGAAAATAGAGGAATGGGAGGAAGAGAGATGACAGAACGTAAATGTATAAAATGTATACACTATCCATGCTTAAAAGTTAATTGTTCAGCAGAAAATACAGAAGTATGCGACTTATACGAAACAGAAGTAAGTAGAATTATAAAGGAATTAGGAGAAAAAGGTTACGAGGATTGGGAAGGTTTAAGATAGGAGGAAAACGTATGAAAGAAAAAATATTAGAGTTAATAGAAAAGTACGAAGAAATAGCATTAAATGATAGATATAATTTCAGAATATATTATAAGGTTATAGATGATTTAAAAGAGATTGTAGGGGGAGGAATAGAGATGAAAGAAGATATAAAGGAAATAGAAATAATAATAACAACAATAAGAACGATTTTGCAGAAAGAAATAAAAGATACTACTGAAGATGTTTACAAAATAGACGGTAGACAATTTAGAGCAATAGAAAACCTACTAACAAGCTATAAAGAATTAGAAGTAAAGAATGAAGAATGGCAAAGAGCATATCAAGAAGAAAAAGAGAAGCAATTTAAATTGTTAAGAGAGAATGAAGAATTGGAAAAAGAGAATGAAAAATTAACATATGCTAGAAATTGGTATTTTGAACATTTTACAGCACGAGAACTTACTCCAGAACAACTTGATAAAATATTAAGATTTGATTATATCCCAACATCTTTAGTAGAAAAAAAGATAGAAGAATATGAAAAACAAAGAATAAAAATGGAAAAAGATGATGTTGGAGTAGGATTTACTTTAGGCAAAGAATGGAGTGACCTAAAAGCTAAAATAGAAGTTTTACAAGAACTACTACGGAGGAGAGGAGAAATAAGATGTCTAATATTTACGATATGTCAGGAAAGAAGAAAGTGGTTTTTATAGAAGAACCAGAAACATTTCTTACATATAGAGAAATAATGAAAATAATAGTCGAACACGCAACAGAAGAAGGATGTCATAAAATATTTTGCTATGGTGGAATAGATATGTGCCCTTCTGAAGTATTTGGAGATATGATTGATAAAAAACAAGAAGAAGATAATTGCAATTATAAAAGCATAGGATGTACAAAATGTTGGACACAAGCAGTTACGAAGTTAGGAGATGAGAAGTAAGATGGATAAATTAAAAGAAGCAATATTAAAAGAATATGCAAACATAAGAATTGAAAAAGGGGATAATCAATTACTATTCGATGATATGATTTTGTTTTTAGATATGCTAGATGTTTCAACATTAGGAGATATATTAGCAGATTTAAAAAGTTAGGAGGTTAATATAAATATGGATATAGAAGAAGCAAAAGAATATTTAAGAATAAAAATTAAAATAACAAAAGAACAAATTGAAAATGGGGAATTGTGGTTAGATACATTAGTAGAAGGAGAGAAAAAAGATATTACAGCAATAGAAACAGTTTTATCAGAACTAGAAAAGAGAGATAAGATAATAGATGAAATGGCAGATTATATGAATTTATTAAGCAATGAACTAATTGCAGAAACAGGAATAAATGATTTGAAATTTTGTGAATTGGAAGCCTGTACAAACAATCCAGAAATAGAATGCGAAGACTGTATAAAAGATTATTTTACAAACAAAGTAGAAAAGGAAGGGAAGTAATATGGTAATAAAAACAAAATATGAAATAGGACAACATATATGGTTTACATACGAAGATAGAGGAGAAGTACACGTATTTGATGATGTTATAAGAGAAATAAATATAACATCAGACGGAATAGAATATTGGGGAGATGAAGCAGGAGATGCTATAAAAGAAAATGACGTTGTAAGTTATGAAGATGAAATAGGTTTATCAAATAGAATAAAAGAATTGTTACGAAAATACAAAGAAGAGAGGGAAAGTGTAAAAGATGAGTAGATTTTTAACAAGCAATTTAGACGGAACATACTTAGAAGAAATAGAAAGCATGGAAGTATGCAAGTGGAAGATTAATGAAGTATGTTGCAACGATAAAAGCCCATGTTTAGCAGATTATCCATACCCAAGAGAAAAATGTGAAAGTAAAGAAGGGTGCAGATATTTTGAAAAGGAAGATGGAATTGTAAAGGAGTGATACAAAAGGAGAAAAAAATGACAGAAGAATGGAAAGATATAAAACGGATATGAAGGTTATTATCAAGTAAGCAATTTAGGAAGAATAAAATGTTTGTCCAGAAAACAGAATATGCCTAATGGTGGATTTAAGATAATTAAAGAAAATATATTAAATCCATATAGAATAAAAAATAATAAATATTCTATAGTAACAATAAGCATAAAGGGGAAAAGGAAGAGCAAATCAATACATAGATTAGTAGCAGAAGCCTTTATACCTAACCCAGAAAACAAACCGCAAGTAAATCATATAGACGGAAACAAACAAAATAATTCTATTTCAAATTTAGAATGGGTATATGCTAAAGAAAATGTACAACATTCTATAAAAAACAAACTAAGAAAAACAAAAACAATTATTCAATACGATAAAAAAAGAAATTATATAAAAGAATGGGGAAGCATAACAGAAGCTTCAAAAACATTAAATATTCCTGCTCCTAATATTATAAATTGTTGTAAAGGTAAGTGTAAGGTGATAGGAGGATTTATGTGGGAGTACAAACAATAAAGAGATTGATGAACAAATTAGGCTTTTTTGTAAAAGGAGGATAGTCTATGTTAGAAGAAGCTATTGCCTTAATAGAAAAACAAATAGATATGTATAAAATACTAAATAGAAATATAAGAGAAACAAAGAAGAAATATACAATAGAGAATAAAGTAAAGAAAGAATTAAAAGAAGAGATAAAAATAAGAAAACTTATATTAGATATATTGGAGGAAAGGAGGGAGGATGAGTGCCAACAAGGAAAGGTGAAAAAAAGAGTGAAGAAGCTATTGATAGAATAAAGGAAGGAAAGGATAAAGGAAAAATACAACGAGAAAAAGACAAAACCGAATTAAGAAAAATGGAAGCCAATTTAGTAAAAGAAAAATACAAAAATGGACTTAAGGATTATATGGAGCAAAGACTATTTGATTTTAAGTATGAATTAAAAAGAATTAATCCAGAAAGCAGATTGACGTTATTAGAAATAGATAAGCTTATCAGAGGTAAAAAAGCGGTAGGAGGAGCATTGTATAGTGCAGAAGAATTGTCAATGTTATTTGATTATTACAGGGATTTTATTGCAGAAATAAACACAATTATTCGATATATTCCAACCAAGAAAAACTTTTGTGCATTTGCAGAGATGAGCAGTTCTACTTATGATACATATCTAATCGAAGGAGACTCACAGAGAATAGAAATTATGAAAATGATAGATGATTACATAACAGACATATCTCTGACTCTGGCACAACATAGGGAAATTGACAACGTTACAACAATGTTTAGGTCAAAAACAGAACACGGAATGGTTGAAGCAACTGCTCCAATAGTCATAAAACACGAAACTGATGTAAACCTAGATGCAATAAAAGAACAAGTGAAGGCATTGAAAGCAGGTAAGAGCTTAAAAAACATAGAACTTTCACCTGAGGACTATAAAGTAGAAAATTGTTAATAAAAATTTTGAAAACCTATCTGAGAAAATTTTGGAAACCGATTCCAAAAAAGTTGAAAACCGATTTTGGAAATTTTGAAAACCGATTAAATGAGAGGAGCGAAAGAAAGAGATGAATGAAATTGATTTTATACCATACGGAAAAGAAAACCGAATAAGCAAGGCAAGTCTTGCACAAAAATTAAATATAACAATAGATGAAGTAGACACAACAATATCTAAATTAAGAAAAAAACACATAATTTTATCCGATACAAAAATTGGAGGTTATTGGAGACCTAATACGAGAGTTGAATTATTGAAATTTATTAGAACGCATAATTCAAGACATTATGCTGAAAGCGAATTAATACAAATGGCTTGGAATGAATTTGATAAAATAGGGAGGAAAGAGCAATGAAAGAAAATAAAATAATAGATAAAAATATTTTTAAAGAACCAGCAGAGATGGAGAACATAACAAAAGAAGAAGTACAGGAAATAAAAGAAGACTTAGTAGCTTTTGAAGAATCAAAAAAACAGATGGAAGCGGATTTAAAAGAAAAAGACAACGCGCGCGCGGAAGAAGATTTAAAAGTGGACAAAAAAACGACAGAGAATAATGAGACAAAACAAGCAGAACAAATAAAAAAACTAAAATGTAATTATGAAGTATTCAAAACTGAAAGGAACAAGTCAAAAATGCGAGCACCTGAAAATTGCGATATTTGCAAAAAGAAGTTTAAAGATAATGCACCGATATATGTTGCACTTGATAAAAAATTAAGTCAAATATTTATCTGTGAAAAGTGTGCAGAAAATAATCAACAAAAAAACACTTAACAATACAAATAATATATGCGTACAAGCAATGACGTTTAGCCTAGACGGTTTTTAATATGAAAGATATGCAACTTTATATCTTGAACAAAAATCAGATTGTCGAACGTCAAAAAATAAAAAAAAAAGAAGCTTTTTTAGCTTCTTTTAATTTTATTGTATTACTAGAAAAATCCTAAAAAGCCACAAACAAGAACTATAAAAAGGATAATACTTAAGCCGACAGAGTGGAAAAAGCCAAGCCCAAGTGCTCCCATAAACATCCAAGTAAAAAAGCCTATAGCTATTAATGTTAATAGTATAAAAGGGTGGGCGAAAATATTTAATATAAACAACAAAATATTATTTATTATGTTTTTTCGTTTTTGTTGCTTTTGTTCTTTTTCCCAAATGGGGCGCATTCTTTCAACATATTCCTCAGCAATTTCTTTGTTTCTTTGTTCGTTGTATTGGTCGTTTAATTCGTATTTTTTTATAACTTCATTTAAAATTTTATTGTAATTTGCTTCTAAAAAGTCGCCCTCTAAAACACTCTTTGCCATGCTATTTATTATTTCGTTGCGAGTTGAAATATTAAAAAAATGATATTTTGCTTTTGTTCCCTGCATTTCAAATTCTTGTTCAAATATATTTTTTAAATCCATTTTACAAGAAAGCAGTAGGTCTTTTTCGTATTGTTTACGCCTTGCTTCCTTTTCTTTTTTTCTTTGTTTTTGTTGCTCTTCCATTTTTCTATTTTCCATTTCTTTGTTTTTCTTTTTTTCTTTATACTCCAATAAATAAAGTCTGTCGCTTAATTCGCTCATTTTTAACCCCCTTATTATATAATACATATCTATAAATTGCAAGTAAATTTTACTTGCCCAGCTTGTTCAAGCTGTTGCTTTTTAATTTTTTTATTTAAGTTATTAATTATTTTGTCAATATCCGTGTCAGATAATTTATTGTTTTTTGCTTGTGTAAAAATAAATGTATTCATTGATTTTTTACCACTTAATCTATACTTTAAAAATGCCAACCTTTCAATTTCTTGTAATTCCATAACAAGCCCCCCTTATATACAAATTCCATAATAATCAAATAAAAACGAACCTTCTAGCCTTTCGCATGCTTCAAAAATATTTGTAAAATTATCATAGCTTTCAACGCCTCCAAGGTATGCCCCTTGCCAGTCAATCAGGTTAACTGTTCCGTCTGTGTTTATTTCAACTCCGAACTCGCACCCCTCAATTAAGCCCATTATATAATCAAAATTTTGTTTTTTCATCGCTTCAATATAATCCTTTGTTGCTTTTAATTCATGAATATTATTATAAATATCACTATTTAATTTATATGTTTTTTTCATGATATAACCCCCTTTTAAAACATTTCACCGTTTGCCAAATATTCGTAGCTTTTAACAATTTTTAAAATTTGTTTTTTGCAATAGTCAAAAACATATTGATGAATAAACCACGGCGTTTGCATTTTTTCACATTGTTTTATTGCTTTGTATAAATTAGTATTTTTGTTAAGTTTCTCAAAATCTATTGTATCAAGCCAAAAAGTAATATAATCGGTTATGATTTTGTTTTGTGTTTTTTCGTCTAGTTCGTCAAATTTATAAATATTTACTTGTTTTGTTATAGTTTTCATAATATAACCTCCTTAAAATAATGGTATTGCATTCCTGCAACAGTAATCGTCTAAAATTTCATAAAATTTATTTTGTATTTCTTCAATTTCTTCTGGCGTTTCTGTGTTGTCTTGTATGTCATAAAATATTGACATTAAGTAATTATTTATATAGTTTTCGTTTACTATCCAATTTGTTGATATTTCAAAATTATATTCTTTCAGATATTCCTCAAAATCTTGTATTAAATTATTTTCTAATTCTTCAATATTGACCATAAAAACCTCCTATAATAAATTATAAATATTGTTTTTTGTGATTGTTCCGTCAAGTATTTTTTCGTAGTTATCCATTGCAATGTCGCTGAACTTGCCAATATCTGTGAAAGTTTCGTCTTTCATATATACAACATATAGGAATTTTAAAATTGTTCCTATTTCTTCATAATTTAATTTATTATAGTTTTCGTGGCAATGCATAGAATACAAAATAAATATATGCAACATTGAATTTTTGTATTTTAATATTATACTTTCAAAATATTTTAATCTTTCCTTATCCATCTTTTAAACCTCCCTGAAACCGTATTTTTTTAAATCGTCTATAATTTCAAAAAATTCCTTCATTGTTTTTGTTGTTTTGTCTGCTCCTATTTTGAAATGCCCCTTTTTATATGCCTTTTGTGTGTAATTTATTTCTAATTGTAGGGGAGTATAGCCAAATTTGTTTTTGTATTGTAAAATTTTGATATCTTCCATTTTCCCGCGCTCCTTTCTATAAATCTGCCTCGTCATATTTAGTCGTTGGAATTATATCTGTCAAAACATAATCCCAAGATGTTCCAAAGTGGTCAACAAGCAAAATATAATTTTCAAGTTTTGCACTCCATGCGATTATTAAGTCCGTACATTGTAATTTTTGCAATTTTTCTATCATGTAACTATTAATATCAAATAGATAATATTGGTATATGTCTGTGTATTCGTCTGTTTCTTCGTTATAGTCGCTATTTAGTTCGTATTCAAAATCATAATCGGAAAGGGCTGGGGCTTGATTAAATAACCAAATATCGCCAAGCCTTTCTACAAGTCGTCTGTAGCTTATTCTATTATATTTTTTCTCGTGTTCGTTCAAGTCGTTTTTATTTCCAATATAAAATCTTATTTTTTTCTTCATTTTTTCCACCTTTTAACCTTTCAATTTTTTATTTTTTTGCAATTTGTCAATGTATTTTGACAAAGCCTTGTTTTTATATTGTGTTTTGTCTTCTAATTCGTACAATGTAAAAAGTAAGTTGATTTTATTTGTTTTGTATTTTTTCATTTTAAAACACTCCTTTTTTAACTCAATTTTATTGTTTCCCAGTCTGCCAAGCCGTTGCGCCTTCTTATTAATGTTACAAAACTATTTTCATTGTTTTTGAAAAGTTTTGTTTTTGTCTTGCTCATATAACCGTTTTTGATTTCTTTTACAAATTCGTAATTGAATTTATAAAGTAATATATTTTTAATTTCTTCATGCGTTTTGTTTCCGTCAATTAAATTGTCAAGTAAAAATAATGTATTTTTTTGTAATTCTGATATAAAAACCATATTAAACACTCCTTTTAAATTTATTTATTTTATTTGACAAGCAACAATTTTTTTTTATTCGTTTACAACTTTTATAAATTCAATTAATATTTTAATTATTAATAATATAAAGAATATTGTATTATATATATTACTTGTAAAAATATCTTGTTTTGTTATTATTAAATATATAAAATAGAATATTGTATATTGTTTAAATAAATTATTAAAATTATATCTTGTCATTTGTTTTTTCTCCTTTCATTTTTATATTTGACTTTTTAAAATATTTATGCTAGAATAAAAAAGCAATCGGTTTTTAAAAAATCATTTTACGTTTTGTGAAATGTTGCTTGTCAACATTAAAGACTATTGCGTGGGCTTGTATAGTGTTAGTTTACCAGACTGTGGCACTATACAAGTTTTTTTGTTATTCCCTTGCTATGATTATATTATAGCATATTAGTTATAACAAGTCAATACTTTTTATGAAAAAATTTAAAAATTTTTTAAATATCTATCAATATTATTTTTTAGCCAAGTACTAAATTTTATATTATTTTCACTTAGCTTTTTATCAAACTGTAAAGCAGTTTCCTTTTCTATTTTTCCCGTATATCTTTTGAATTTTTCTTGCTGTTTCGCATTGTATATTTTCATTTTATCTTTATCAACATAAGCCATTTTTTACCCCTCCTTTATGTATATAATTATAACATATATAGTTATAACAAGTCAATACTTATTATAAACATTTTTAATATTTTTATGTAAAAAAAATAAAGCTATAATATAGCTTTATAATATATAATATATTCGTTGACTATTCGGGGAATGGTAGGGGAATAATCGAGGAGGGTTCGCACTCCTTTCGCTCTTTTCTTATATTATATTATATTCTTTTATATTCTTTTATATTATATTCTTTTGATTATATTGTAATATATTTAATTAAATAATAAATATATAATAGTGGAGTAGAGGAGAAACACCAGACAAACACAGATTTAAATTTTAATTTTTTCGCGCCAATTAATTATATTATAATATTAATATATATAATACTTTATCATAATATAATAATATAATAATATAATAATATAATAATATAATAATATAATAATATAATAATATAATAATAGATATTACGCCCTTGAAATTTTTTCCTTTCCGCGTATTATTATATTATACTATATATATTATTATAGTGTAGTTTATTATATTATTATTTTAAATATATTATTATATATTAATTATTTATATATTATATTATTAATTGATTACACTATATATATTATTATATATTATAGTTATTATAATGTGTTATTATTATATTATATTTATGTACTATTAGGTAATAGGTAACAAAAGAATAAATGTTCGCCTATAATAAAAGAATAATATAATAAAAACATAAAACTTTTAAAACAATAAAACTTTAAAAGCCTTGATATAAGCGAATTATAGCGTTTTTTTATCCTGTTATTACATTGCGTCAAATATTAATTTTGTGCAATGTTTGTGTTGTAGGTGTACCCTACCCCTATTTTAAGAAAGATACCCCCTATGCGTTTACCCTAAAGAATAATCCTAAAAAACAAAATAACCCTTATGTAAACTAAAACTTATAAGTAAAAAAAAGAGATAAAAATGACGTATAAAAGAGAGAGTAAAAAAAATTAAAAAAAATTAGCAGTTAGTATTGACAACTGCTAAAAAAGATGATATAAATAATGCAAGCAGTCAAAATAAGTTTGATTAAATAATTGAATAAGCTTAAAAATGAGCTATATAAGAGAGTGTGCAAGCCACTTTCTTGTGTAGCTCTTTTGTTTTAGGCTTAAAGATGGAGTTGAATTATGAAGAAAGATTTGGTAAAAATACGTGATACTTTGATAGATATAGTTTTTACAGTCTTGTTTTATGGAATATTTTTGTGGTTGTCAGCAAACTTATTATTTATAGCATTTAATATCGAATTGCATCTGACAATTTTACAAGCTATTGCGATAAATTTCTTTGCAATGGTGGTTTTAGCGTCTATAAGAGGAGATAAAGAATGATATGTCCGTATATAGAGAATTTTAATTATCACGAGCAGACAAATGTGCCAAGAGAAGATAATATAGATTATTTAGAAAAGGTAGTTGTAGTAAATTTCTACAGGCAGATGGAGTGCAAAGAAGAAAATTGTGCAGTATGGGATAAAAAAGAGGGAAGGTGTAGGTATAATGGGTGAAAAAGTAATGATATGCCAGCCTATGAATGGTAAAACAGAAGAACAAATTAGAAAAGAAAGAGAAAATGTTGTAGATAAGCTAGAAAAAGCAGGATATGAGGTAGTAGATACAATATTTGCAGAAGAAACACCAAAAGATTACGATACAGCGTTGTATTATTTGTCGAAATCTGTCGAAGCAATAGGCAAAGTAGATGCAGTATTGTTTATGAATGGGTGGCATAAAGCAAGAGGATGTAGGATAGAACACGAAATTTGTATGCAGTATGGAAAAGATACAATGTATGAGTATGAATTTTAAGGAGAAGTGTTATGGAAGAAAAAAGAATAAACAATGTTTTAGATAATATAGACGAAAATACAAAGATGCTATTAGAAATAGTAATGTGTCTAGGCGAAGTTAAGTCAAAACTTTGTGGAGAAAGACCGATATGTGAAAAAGTTAAAGAATCATGCGATGTAGCAGAAGAGTATAGAAACACATTAGGATATAAAGTTGGAACTCAAGCAGGTATAATTACAGACATTATGGAAGAAGCAAGAAGAATACATGAAAAAGTTTAATATCAACAGCTACTAACTTGAAACAGTAGTTAAAGGGCTGAGATATAGAATGTTAGAGGATAGAAAGGCAGCTATCACGCCTGTATATGTAAAATGTTCCTCGCTCGGCTATTGCTGGTGTCCTAATACCAAAGATGGTAATAGCAATAGTAACGCAAGAAGGTCGTATATAGGTCTTACAAGAGATGTAGGGGTGTCGACCTACCTAACAAAACAAATTAAATTCTGCGTAGCAGGGGAGTGCAAACCTGAGGGAATGTACTTCTATATATTGGAGATAGTGTAAAAGTAGCACTCCGAGGTAGGTTACCTAGTTGTTATATAGGTGTACACTTTGGCAGATTAAAGGGTGCAATTCCCCTTCTCCGATGTCAATTATAGTATAACAGGTGCTAGGACTGACTATATATAGTTGCACGCAATTCTCCTTATGCCGACCTAGCAGGCAAGATATAAATAGTATGCAGAGCATATAAAGATGCTTCGTATAGAGGTTGAGCAGGGAGCGGTAATAGGTCCTGCAAGCGAGGCAAAAATGCTATTACAAACAAGAATGCCTAATTCTACCCAAAGGTCTTAATTCTTGTACCTGTATGCTTTGCATAGTATCTATACGATACTACACTTATTTAACTCATTTGGTTTCTTCCAGTTTGGGCATAGGACTAATCTATGTCCAACATATAGCGAGATAGAGCAGTTGGCAGCTCACTAGCCTCATAAGCTAGAGGTCGTAAGTTCGAGTCTTACTCTCGCTTCCAAATGTGTGTTACCCAAGTGTTAAACCACAATATCATGTGGCTTGGAACTATCTTGAAGGTTGTCAGACATAAGGATACTTGTGTAAGGTTGCCTTTTGTGTGCAGCAATGTATGCAATGAAGATGTAAAAGTCAATGCAAGATAGTGTGCAGGATTTATCGTTTAATAAAGCACTAGAGTTGTCGTAGCAATAATAGACGCCCGAGTGGGAAGAAGCCGATACCTTACCTTTTGACAGAGGTAAAGCAATGTCGGTAATGTCAACAATGCTATTTCTCGTGATGTTTCTGCAAAGAAACTATAAGACATAACTAGGTTAAAGTAGCCCAATGCGAGATAATTTTATTATAAAACAGGGATAAGAGCTGAATTATCCAACATACAATCTGAATGACGGGTGAAATTTGCAGGTAACCAATCCTGCGTAGGTGGGGTTCGCTTCATGTGGACGAAAAAGGGGCAAGAAGTTATAGGGTCGCTACCTATAGCTCAGACTTGTCTTCCTAGTGGCTGAAGGAATTAAAAAGATAAATTAGCTGTAAGGCGAAGGTCTAACACACAAATTATAATGCTTCCTTAGTTTAACTGGCAAAACAAGGGTCTTGTAAACCTTAAAAGTAAGTTCAAGTCTTGCAGGAAGCTCCAAAAAAGGTGATTAAATGTTATCAATCGGAGGATATATCAAGTTAATATTAAGAAAAAGAGGATTAACAGTTGCAGATTTAGCAAGAATGATGACAGAAGAGGAAAGAAAACACGGAAGTCAAACAACAGTCTATCGTATGCACTTAAATGCAGAGATAAAATACGATAAATTAACGATTGAAAGGGCTAGAAAGATAGAAAATGCATTAAATTTGCCTAAATATCAGTTAGTAAATATGATTAATCCGAATTTAACGAAAAAACAAGAAGAATTGTTAGAGAATTTATATAAAAGAAAGTCTAAAAAATAGGCTTAACAATGAGCAATTATAAGGGAAATCCTTATGGTTGCTCTATTTTTTTGGAAAAAGGAGCAACAGATGACGGAAGTAGAAAAGACAATAAGGGAAATAATATTAATTCTAAGAAAAAAGAGAGATTTAGACGAGGAATCAATATTTAAAATGTGTCAAAACCTCTATCAACTCCTATTACATTACTTTGATAGTGAAAAAGATGAAAAAAAGAGGATAAAAGTGGAGTTGGAGGCTTGTAGATATGCAATAACAGACTTAATTCCGCTTGTAGAATATCGAATAGAAGTTTGTAAAAGTGAAGAACAGATGAATAAATATTATATTTTATATCAAAATGCCTATGCATTTGCTGGAAGAAGGTCTTTGGAGCATTTTATAGATTATATAGAGTGGGATATGCCTAAGAAGGTTTTAGGAACTAGAAGAGATGTGTTAAAACCATTAGTATTTTATCTAAACAAGAGTGCTTTTGACCCAGAATTGGAGTACGTAGTTGCATCTTATCCTCCCTCTTATGGAAAATCTTATACTTTAAACATGTTTTCTGCATGGATATATGGTTTAAGTACTACAAATAGCATATTAAGGATGTCATATTCAGAAGAATTAGTACTAGGTTTTAGTAGGTCTGTACAAGGAACGATAAGAAATCCTAGATATAGGGATGTTTTTCCTAATTTTCAGAAATATGGAGACAAACCATTTGCAAAAGAGAAGGAAAGTGATTGGATATTAAAAGGAAAAGGAGCAGATGTTCAACCTTCGCATATTGCAAGAACAAGAGAGGGGTCTGTAACTGGTGTTAGAGCTAGTAAAGCAATAATATTTGATGATATGACTAAAGGAGCAAGCGAAGCAACTAATAGCGCTGTTCATCAAAACATATATAACAGTTGGAAAACAGAATGGTATAACAGAAGAACAGGGAAGACAACAAAATATATTTTTGCAGGAACAATGTGGTCGCCAGAAGATATACTAAATAGAGTATCAGAAGACATTGAAAGTACAGTATTAGTAGTTCCTAGCAAGAAATTTAAGTATGTTTGGGAAGCGGTTGACGGAAGTGCTGTATTTATAAGAATACCCTTACTAGATGAAAATGATGAATCAACATGTCCAGATGTAATGAGTACAAAAGAGGCTATTAAATTAAGAGATACAACAGACCCATTTTTATGGGCTTGTGTTTATCAACAAGAACCTATTGCTCCATCAGGGTTAGAATTTGCGTGGGATAACCTACAAACTATTGAAAATATCCCAGAAGAAGCGGAAAATTATTGCTTAGCTGTAATTGACCCTACAAGAAGAGGAAAAGATAACCTCGCTATGCCGATTTTAAGACCTTTTAGGGACAAGTACATATTAGATGCTTGCTTGTTCAGGCAAAAGGCTGTAAGGGAGCTTTACGACGACATAGTGAACCTTATAATTGCATACAACATACGCAAATTAGTAATAGAAGAAAATACAGACGAAAGTTTAGCAAAAGTAATAGGAGATAAATTAAAAGCAAAGAATTTTACTTGCCAAATAATTACTAAATATAACACGGTAAAAAAAGAAAATCGTATAAAAGATATGAGATACGATGTAATTACAAAAATAGTCTTTAGAGATAAGAAAACAGTAAAATCCAATACAGATTATGGCAGATTCATGAAAAATTTAACAACTTATTCATTTGATTATCCAAATAAGTATGACGATGCTCCAGATAGTATTTGTATGTGTGCCAGTGAATTGATACTTGAAAGAAGCAAACCAAGTGTTCCAGTTGGAATTGATAGGAGGTTGTTGGGAATATGAGTAATATTTGCCAAAGATGTTTATATCATGAATTGTGCTTCGATTATAGGTATAGTAATGTTAAAACCAAGTATATGAAAAAGGTAAATAGAAAGAAAAATAAAGATGGGGAAACTGTGATATATGTAGAAAAATGCAATAAATTTGTAAGCAGAAAATTTAAAATTAAAAAAGCAAAAAAAATCAACAAACCTATTGACAAACAATAAAAATTATGCTAGGGTGAAATTAAGAGAGAGTATTTGTTCGCATTTTATGCGCGACAAAGGGGTTAAAAAAGATACAGTTTATGTAGTGGAGGGAATGCAGTATCTTGCTAATTCAACTCCATTAAATAGCTTGAAAATGAGCAGTATTTACGAGAAATCGTATTTATCTGCTCATTTTTTTAGCGTTATATGGGGTGATTAAATGTCAGACACAACAGAAAGCAATGTTGAAAATGTTGAAGAAGAAATAATGTCAGCACCAGCACAGAATGAGATAGTACCAGAAAAAATAATACAGTATTTTGGCAGAAGAAAGATATATTCATCATATAGTAAGGAAGAGATAGATGAAGAAGTATTGCTAAAAATATTGCCACAGGTCCTTAGAGAACATGAAATAAATGCTGGCGAGATTGATTATTTGTACAATTTTTATAAAGGCAAACAGCCTATATGGGACAAACAGAAGATAGTTAGACCAGAAATAAACAATAAGGTTTTAGAAAATCATGCTTACGAAATAGTTGAATTTAAAAAATCTTATGTTTATGGAGAACCTATCCAATATGTTCAAAAAGGTGAAAAAAATGGAGAAAAGTTAAATCCAGAAATATCTTTGCTTAATAAATTTATGGAAAGTGAAGATAAATCTAGTTTAGATAAAGAAATAGCAGAATGGCAATATATATGTGGTACTGCTTACAGATGGATAGAAGTGGACAAGCAAGGTGAAGAAGACGATGCACCTTTTGAATTATCTGTGCCAGACCCTAGAAAAACATTCGTAGTATATCATAGTGGAATTAAAGAAGAACCACTGTTTAGTGGCTATATAAGTTATTTTTCGGATAATGTTATGAACAGTGAAGAAGCTCCACAGGTAGTAAATTATCGAGTGATAACAATATATACAGATAAACATAAATATTTGTTTGAAGAAAAAAATTCTGAACTAACAATATTGCCTCAACCAGTAAATGTACTTAATACAGAGTTAAAGGCATATCCACTAGCAATTCAAGGACAAAGGATAATTGAATATCCATTAAATAATTCAAGGATAGGTTTAATCGAGCTAGTAATGTCAGAACTGAATACATTGAACAGAATAAAATCAGCAGACATAGATGGAATAGACCAGTTTATACAAAGTTTATTAGTTTTTGTGAACCAAGAAATTGATGCTCAAAGATTTAAAGAATTAGTGGCTTTAGGAGCGATACAGGTAACTTCTCAAAGCTCAGACAAACCTGCAGATGTAAAATTATTGACAAATCAATTAGTACATAGTGAAACAAAGATTGTGCTAGATGATACATATGACAATATTTTGTCAACAGTAGGAATTCCAAGACTTAATGATAAGCCATCAGGAGGAGATACAGGACAAGCCAGACTTTTAGGAGAAGGATGGACTATAGCAGATGAAAGAGCAAAACAAGATGAGCTTTCGTTTAAAAAATCCGAAAGAAGATTTTTAAAGTTAGCAATTAGAATTTGTAAGGATTTAAGTAAAGATAAAGAAAACAGAATAAAAGATTTGAAATTAAGTGATATAGATATTAAATTTACAAGAAATAAATCAGACAACTTATTGATAAAAACACAAGGATTGATGAATATGATGTCAGCTCAAGTGCCACCAGATGTTGCATTTGCAAGCTGTGGACTATTCTCAGACCCAAATGATGTTTATCAAAAAGCTAAAAATTATTATGGAGATACTTTCTGGAAAGAAACTAAGATTTCAAATTCTGGAAAAGAATCTAATAATATAAATAACCTTGCTAGTGAGGGTATCACTAGACACGCCAATACAAGCACTCACTTGGGAAAAAATGAGGTAGGTGTGAAAGGAGAATAAGATGGAGAACGAAGAATTAGCAAACGTATTGTCTAATGCAGAATTAGATGATAATGCAAAAATTGATGCTATACAAAAAATGGTTAGTGCCAAATACGTATCAGCAGATGTTTTAGCAAATGAACGTAAAAGGTTCAAAGAGACCTTAGCAGGTCAAGAAACAAATTTTAAGAATTTACAGACAGAGTTTAATGACTACAAACAATCTAAGATGACAGATGATGAAAAAGCACAAGCTTTGGCAAAACAAAAAGAACAAGAATATGAACAAGCTTTAAAAAAAGTAAGTAGATATTCTGCACAAAGTGTTTTTGCAGGAGCAGGATTGAAAGAGGAAGATTATTCTGGATTTTTAGATGACATCGTAGGATTAGATGAAGAAAAAACAAAGAGCTTGGCAGAGAAAATTTGTCAAACAATAACTAAGCAAAAACAAGGCACAGAGCAAGACATTAAAAATAAACTTATTAATGGAACAACTCCACCACCAGCTGGAAATAGTCAATACAAGGCTGAAACAGATGTGGACAAATATCAAAGACTTTTTGCAGAAGCACAAAGTAAAAATGATATGAATGGAATAGTTTATTATAGCAGATTAATTGCAGAAGCTCAAACAAAATAAAATAATTTAATAAAAAAAGGGGAGATTAAAATGGCAGACGAATTTGCAACAAGTTTCGCTACTTTGAATTATAGCGGAGCATTATTTAACAAAGGAAACACAAGAACACCGTTCTTATCAATGATAGCAGGTAAAAATGCTATAACAAATTCAGTAGAGTTCGTATTAGGACAAGACTATACATCAGAAGAAGGAGATATACCAAGTATATCTGAATCAGCTTCTTTAACAGCACCAAATGCTACAAGAGTAACAAGAAGCCAAAATACTAACGTAACTCAAATATTCCATGAATCAATAGGAATATCTTATGCAAAACAATCAAACATGGGAACTCTATCAGGAGCAAATATAGCTGGACAAAAAGCTAACCCAATGAACGAATTAGACTTCCAAACAGCTGCAAAATTAAAGAAAATTCAAAGAAGTCTTGAAAAAACTTGCATTCAAGGTGTTTATAACAAAGCTACAACTGATGCAACAGTAAATAAAACAAGAGGAATGAACGCTGCAATCACAACTAACGTATTAGCTGCTAATGGAGCAACATTAGACTTGTGGTTAGTAAATGAATTAATGCAAAAAATTAGAGAAAAAAACGGAGATATATCAGGATTAACATTATGGTTAGATACTATATCATTAAACCAATTAAATGGTAATGCTGTAGAAAATGGCATGGAAATGGGAAAAGCTTATGCTAATGAATTCGGTATTCAAGTTAGAGACCTATTAATGCCACTAGGAAAAGTTACAGTTGCTTTAGGTGAATTTATACCAGAAGGAACAGCATACTTATTCAACTTCGATGCAATAAGAGGTGTTGAACAACCAGTACCGGGTAAAGGTAACTTCTTCAGAGAATTACTTGCTAAAACAGGTGCAGGTGAAAAATATCAAATCTTTGGACAATTCGGACTAGACTACGGAAACGAATTATTCCATGGAAAAATTACAGGATTATCAACAACTTTCACAAAACCAATCGGTAGAAAAGTTGTTACTGTAAGTGCGTAGGAGGATAAACGGATGAAAAAAGTGGTGTTATGCCAACATTATTTTAATAAAGTTGGAGGGATAGAAACCTTCATAATCAATTTCTTGAAAACATTTTACAAGGATTATGACATAACACTACTTTGTGGATTGATAGATAAAAAGCAAGCTTTATCTCTCAGCAAGTATGCCACAATCGTCTGTGAACCCATAGAAACAATAGAGTGTGATATTTGTATAATAACAAGTGTTTTGGTCGATGAACAGAATTTAAAACATGTTAAATACAAAGAAATTTATCAAATGATACATAGCGACTGGACGGAAATGAAGAAGTTTTGGAAATGGGAATTTAAAAGTTATGACCCAGAAACGAAATTTATTGCAGTAAGTGAAGCTGCAAAGGAATCTGCGTTAAGAGAATATGGAAAAGACAGTATAGTTATTCCAAATCTTTTATATCAAGAGAATACTACTGTTAAACAACCATTGAGGTTGTTGAGCCTAACAAGGCTAACAGAAGAAAAAGGATATGAAAGAATGAAGCAATTATGCGATTTGTTTGATAAATACGATATTCCATATATTTGGGATGTGTATTGTACGAATGTTTATAACCACAAAGATTATAAAAACATGTATCTTCATGGACCAGTAACAGAAGACACATCTCTATTGATTAAAAATGCCAATTATGTAGTTCAACTGAGCGATACAGAAAGTTTTTGCTATACGATGTATGAAAGCTTAATGCTTGAAGTACCAGTATTAGTAACACCTTTCCCAAATGCAAAAGTTGAAATAGTAAATGGCAAAAATGGATATATATTACCATTCGATATGCAATTAACTAAAAAACAAGTTTTAGATATATACAATAAAATCCCAAAAGAAGCAAAATATCAACAAACAGGAGTAAAAGAATTATGGACAAACATATTAAAATAAGAGTTGCAAATCCTTACAATGACAAAGCTTTACAAAGAGATGTCAGAACAGGAGAAATCCTTACAGTTACTCCAGAACGAATGCTAGAAATAATGGCAGTCGAAGAAGACAAAAATGTTGATTTGTTTACAATAATTTCGATAGAGAAAGGGTGACTGTAAATGAGCGAACAGGAAACAATTTTGAAACAACAATTAAGAAGAATGCGTAGAGAAATCCTAGAAGAGACAGAGAATAGCGAAAAAGATGATACTTTTAAAGACATGCTTGAAGATGCCAAACTTGTTTTCTTAAATAAAGTCTATCCTTTTGACAAGGATAAAACAGAAGCAGATATACCATCAAGATATATGAATTGGGTGACTAGATGTGCTATCGAATTATACTATTTACATGACGAAGGGGATTATAGCTCTTATAGTGAAAATGCCCTTGCGTGGACCAAAGAAGAAATGGGTCTATCTTCTAAACTATTGGGAGAATTGCCTCCACCACAGGCAGGTGTTCCAAGATGAGAAATGCAATGAATCGTTGGAGAAAAAAAATATATATTGCAAAAAGGAAACGAGACTCAGAGGGGCAAATTGTTTTAAACAAATATAGCAAAGTAGAATATGAAAAACCAAAGGAATATACTTTTAATGTTCAGCCAATAGGTGGAACAACAAATACGACAAGTGGCAGAACAAGAATAGCTGATTACGGGCAAAAATCTATGCAGATGCAAAGGGCAGTAATTGATTATGATAAGTATTTTGGAGAGTTTGAAGTAGATGACTTAGCATATTTAGATGGACAATCACCTAAAAATGAAGAAGTATATGGGCAAAAAGCAAATTACAGAATAGATGCAGTTTTAAGTCAAAATGAGGCAGTTGTTTTGTATTTTGAAAAACTATCAGAAAAGTAGGTTGATATTATGCAAATGAATATCAATGCAAAATTTGAAACTCGACTTTCAGTATCAAGTTTAGAAGAATACATTAAAGCATTAGAGTTAAAGAAAAAACAGATACTTGAAGCTTTACCTAATATTGCTACAAGAATTGCAGAAGAGGCAGGAAAAGATACTTACAAAAGTGTAAAAATCATACCTGCTGAAATGCAAGGGAATAAAGCAATAGCATATGCAAGAAGCACAGATAAAATAGATACATACAGAGAATTTGGAACAGGTATTGTAGGTAGCCAAAATCCTCATGTAGATGATGCATTAGCAAAGTCAGGTTGGCAGTATGATGTCAATGAACATGGTGAGAAAGGTTGGGTATATCCTAAAAAAGATGGTACTTTTGGTTGGACAAAAGGTCAATCAGCACAAAAGAAATTCTATATTGCAGCTCAAAGAGCAAGAGAAAAGGCACCCAAAATAGCAAAACAAGAATTTCGAAAGTTAAAAAAATAGATAGCTTAAAAATGAGCATTGTTGTCAGAAATATCAGATTAACAATGCTTTTTTGTATAAACGGAGGGATAAAACAATGGGAATGCCAGATGTATATGACGAGATATATGAAAACGCAAGAAAACATATAACAGAAAAATCAAAGTATTCACCATATGTTTTAAGCACTCCACCACAAGAAACAAAAGTATTTCCTTTGGTTGTTATAAGAGAGATTAACAATACTCTTGAAAACGAAAATTTAGATAAAACTGACCAAAAACACAAAATAGAGTATGATATTGAAATTTATGCAATCGATAAAGGAAGCATATCAAAACAAGTAATTGTGCAGGAACTTAAAGGTCTTGTTAATGAAGTTTTTGATAACCAGTATGGTATGTACAGAAGGGCTTGTATTCCTACACCAAATGCAGATAGGAATGTAGACAGGCTATATATGCGTTATAACGCAATAATTGATGAAAATAGAAGAATTTATAGGAGGTAATTTATTATGGAGGAAAATGCAGTAGCTTATTCAGACGTAGGAACAAAGTTATATCATAAAGGAACTGATGAATATGAATGGTTGTTTGGAATTAGAACAGTTCCAGCAAGTGGTTCAGCAGGAGGAACTATTGAAGTAACAGAAATGCATAGCGATAGAAAACAATTTATATCAGATAGAGTAGATACACCAGACCAAGATTTTACATACAATAGAACACCTGAAAAATATGCAAAAGCATTAGCTTTATGTGATGGAGAAGTACACGAATTTTTAATCGTATTTAGCGATGGAACAGGAACATATATAAAAGGAACAGTTCAAACTTGGAAAAATGAACTTTCAACAGGTTCAGCACAAGAAGCAACATTACATATTGTTGCAACAGAAATAACAGATAAAACAGCAGAGCAAGTATCAGCATTAATACCAGCAAGCGGAACTTAATAAGGAATATAAATTTATTTAATGGAGGAATTGAATTATGGCAAAAGCAAAAAGAATAGAAGTAGAAGGGAAAGAATATATATTAGCTTTTCCAACAAGAAAAGATGCAGAAAATGCAGAAAGATTAGGTTTCTGTTTGAATTTGATGGAAACACAACCTTTAATCCAAATGGACAAACTGTTCCATTCAGCATTATTAGCAAAACAGCCTAGAACAACAGCTGAAATGGCAACAGATATAAGAGAAAAATACCAAGAAAAGGGTGGAGATATAGGGGAGATAAATTCATTCCTTATAGGAGAATATATGGGTTTTTTCAAATTCCAAAGTGGGAAGAAGGAGAAGATAACAGCAGAGACAATAGAGATTTAGAAGATAAAGATGATGGCAAAGAAAAAAAACAATATTTTTCATTAAGAGAATTTTTCAGAGAATATCTTTTACCATTAGCATTAACGTTCGGTATGTCTACGCAAGAATTTTGGTATGAAGAACCAGACTTGCTCTGGACATACCGAAAAGTTTATATGGACAAATTAAAAATTCAAAATGAGCTAGAAAATCAACAAGCTTGGAGAATAGGTCTATATGTTTACGAAGCTATTGCAGTAGTAGTACATAATGCATTAAGAAAAGAAGGACAACCAGCACTAAGTTATTGTGGAAAACCATATGAATTCAATTCTACACCTAAAACAGAGCAAGAGCTAATGGAAGAAGAAATTAGAAAAAATGAAGAAATGATTAGGGCAAGCCTAAACAGAGGCAAGAAAGTACTGCATCCCAAAGCGATAGAAGGTGAGATTAGATGTCAGACTACAATGTAGACACATTAGAGAATAAAATAGTAGTAGAGGCAAAAGAAGCAATAAAAAGTTTAGAACAAATAATTGGATATGTAAATCAATCTAAAACTGCAATAAATTCAATGAAAAGTGCTACTGGATTAAAAAATATAAATAATGAGACAAAAAAAGCAACATCAAATCTTAATAAATTTCAATTAGTTGCTAAAAACTTAAAAAGTGTATTAAACTTCTCAGGACTTGTTTATGGGATTAGGAGAGTTTCAGGCTTTTTAAAAGAAACTGCTGAAAATAGTATTGACTTAGTAGAAACTATGAACTTGTTTGAAGTTTCTATGGGGAAAACAGTAGATGAATTTGGAAATTTAGACAGTGTTTCTAGTAAATATTATACAAAGGCATTAAAATTTCAAAAAGAACTAAATGAACGATTTGGAACTAATATTGAAGAAACAATGAGATACCAAGCCTTATACAATCAAATGGCTCAAAGTATGGGCATTGGAGATAGTGCTTCTTATACAATGTCTGAAAATCTAACAAAACTAGGAATGGATTTGGCATCTTTATTCAACAGAGAAGAGTCAGATACAATGGAAGCATTAAGGGCAGGAGTTTTAGCAGGACAGACAAAACCATTAAGAAATTATGGCTTAGATGTAACACAACAATCCTTAGCACCATTACTACAAGAGTTAGGTTTAGACAGAAGTATAAGCGAATTATCGCAAGCAGAAAAGATGATATTGCGTTACATAGCAGTATTAAGACAAGCTAGTTCTGCTCACGGAGATTTCGCAAATACAATAGAAAGTCCAGCAAACCAATTAAAAGTATTTAGAAGTCAATTTGAAGAATTAAAGACATCAATAGGTAATCTATTTCAGGGATTGTTAGGACAAATAATGCCATATATAAATGGTGCAATAATGGCAATAAAAGAATTGCTTAATTTAGTTGGAATTTTGTTTGGTTTTGAAGTTTCAAGTTCAAATTCAAATCTGGCAGACCAATCAGGAATAGAAGATTTAGAAACAGGTCTTAGCGGAGCGGTAGGAAGTGCAAAAGAATTAAAGGCACAACTTATGGGATTTGATGAGATAAACAATATAACAACAGACACAAGTTCTGGTGGAGGTTCAGCAGGAATTTCATCAACAGGCATTGATGATAAATTACTAGATGCAATGAGTGAATATGACAATTTAATGGGTAATGTAAGAATGAAAGCTACCGAGATTAAAGAAAAAATAATGGATTGGCTAGGACTTACAGGAGACGTTGAACACGATACACAAAGAGTAAAAGAAATATTAGATACAATAGAAATTGTGTTAAAAACAGTTGTAGGAACATGGTTGGCGACTAAAGCAATAGGAGTTATAGGCGGAATAATAGATGGTCTTGGCAACGGTGGAATTTTAGGATTAACTAATAAAATTCAACTAGCAGTTGCAGGCATAGCAATAAGTTGGGGACTAGCAGAAATAGCTGCAAAAGAATATGCTGAATATCTAAGGAGTGGCGAAGTATCTGATAAAGATGCTTGGACAAAAGCTTCCGTTGGTTCGTGGGCTGCTTCAGGTACAACAGGAGGAATAATAGGTGGTGCTATAGGAAGCATTATTCCGGGATTTGGAACAGCGGTTGGAGCAGCGATAGGTACAGCAATAGGAACAGGTGTTGGAGTAGCAAATACAGAACAAAGTATGTATGATGGACTTAGCGAATATTATTTTGAAGAGTTGCAAAAAGCTTTGTCTGATGGAGGAGTAATTGATGCAGGATTTGCTTCAAGTCTTGATGTTATGTTTGACCCAGAAACCGAATATTCTCTTGAAGATTATAGAAAATATGTGGAAACCGTAAAAAATATATGGACGTCAGATGAAGCAAAGTCAGTTTTTCATTTAGATGATGAAGAACTTGAAAAAGCTCGTGAAGCAATAGAAATATTTGCAAACCTTGAATACGCAGGAGCACAGCTATTTGATAATGGCGGTCAAAAGATAGAAAATTATTATAATAAATACAAGCAATTAGTGGAAGAAATAGTCTCTTCTTCTGATGAGTGGAACAACTTGCATAACAAATATCTTGAAAACGAACAAGCTTTAGAAGACACCACAGAGACTTTAGACATATTTTTAACAAAACTGGGTAATAGTGCATACGAAACAACAGCAGAAGATATTGCAGAATTAAATTCTATATTAGATGAAATGAGGAGAATTGTAAAAGAAAGCGGAGATGCATTTGTAGACTCAACTATTTCACTAACAAATAGTTTGAAAGATGAAGGATATATAAGTACAGAAACAGCAGATTTAGTTGTAGCAAATGCCATAAGAAAAGCAGAAGCAGAAGGAGAAGCTTTTAATACTCTTCAATTAAAATTGAAAGATTACAGCACTCAATTAGAAAAGGGAATGATTACACAAGATGAATACAACACTTTAATAGCAGAAGCAAGAGCAGAATATGAAAAAACAACAGCAGTTGTTGATACAACAAAGACAGCAGTAGAACATTTGACAAACCAAATAGGAGCAAAAATAGATTTTGAAAATTGGGAAACTGCAAAAAAATATACAGAAGATTTAGGAAACTTATATACAGACAATGAAGTAAAATTAAAAGGTTACTATGAAACTAAAGTTGAACAAATCAATACAGCAATTGCTTGGGCAGAAAAAGAGTTAGAAAAAACTAAAGAAGTACATGGGGAAGAAAGTGAAGAATATAAGGAAATTCAAGAAAGATTAGAAGCTTTAAAAGAGACAAGAACAGGAGTTACAAAACAATATGAAGATGATGTTTTAGACCTAAAGAAGACAGTGTATGAGTCTTTAAAAATAGTAGAGCAACAACTTATTGATAGTGGATATGACATTGAAAAAGATTCACAAGGAATATATAAATCTGTTCAGGAACAATTAAACAAAATTGGTTTAGATACTGAAATTGCAAGCAATATTGATAAAGAATTAGGATTAGCAGAAGAAAAAATAGCAAATCATCAAAAAGGTATTGCTGGAAAACTAAGTTTAATTACTAAAAACTTAGATGGGACATTTTCTATAAACATGGGGTTGAACATTGATTATTCAACATTAAAAAAGAAGTTACAAAGTGCTAAAAGTTTAATGGACACTATGAGTTCAAATCCTATTCTAGGTACATCGTTCAAAAAATATTCAACTAATATACAATCATTAATTAATCAATTAAATGGTTATGCCGAAGGGGGATTCCCAGATATGGGAGAAATATTCTTGGCAAGAGAAGCAGGACCAGAGCTTGTAGGTAAAATAGGTTCGAGAACAGCAGTAGCAAATAATTCACAAATAGTAGAAGCAGTAAGTCGAGGAGTATATGAAGCAGTTGCTTCTGCAATGCCAAAAGCATCATCAGTTCAATTAGATATAAGAGCAGATGAAGGAATAATAGTAAAAAAAGCAGCACAAGGTTTTAAAGAACATGTAATGCAAACTGGGGAATTACCTTTCCCAGTACCAATTTAGTAAAACAAAAAAATAAGGCTTAAAAATGAGCTATGGGTAGAAAAAACAATCTACTTGTAGCTCGTTTTATTTAGATAGAAGGTGGAATATGTCAACAACATTTATATCAGATTTTGTAGATAGTACATACGTACCAAGTAATTTAATAAAAGTAGACGGACAAACAATAGAATATCTTGCAGGATATGAAGTAGAAGAATATGACTTAAGTAAAGATGCAGGAAGAAATGCAAAAGGAACAATGCGACTTGCGTATATAGCAACAAAGTACAAAATTATATTTAAAACTCGACCTATCCATCAAAAAGAACTAGAAAAAATATACGAAAAATTACCAAGAAGAGAATTGACAGTAGAATTTTTTAATCCGTTTACAGGAAAGTATCAAACAATACAATGTTATCGTGGAGATAGGAAAACATCAATGAAATGGGACAGACAATATCTTGGTAAATTATATGAACCAGTAAGCCAATCATTAATAGAATTGTAGGTGAAAGTAAAAAATGCAATCAGTAAGCAATGAATTTAAAAAAATGTGCAAATCAAACACTCCATCTGGGGCAATAGGCAGAATAAGAGTAATAGAAGATGATATTACAATAGCAGAAAACACCGACATTAAAGACATACAGATAGAAGATAAATGCTATGTAAATGATAAATTTATAGGAACTACTGTTGCAAAAAAAGTTACAGTAAATTTATTTAATGATGATAATGTTTATGATTTGGAAAACAAGGAAGTAGAAGTAAGCTTTGGCTTCCAACATTACGAGCAAGAACAAGTTTATAAAGGTAAAAAAATTCAGATATTAGATGCTAAACCTATAAGACCAAAAATAAGCTTACACGGAGAAAGTAGTCAAGCTACTAGAAGTGGGAAGAATATATTTGATATAAATAATGCTTTCAATTATGGAACAGTAGCCAGTTTAACAACAATAAATAACGATGGAACAATAACAACTACAAGTAATTTTAGTAGTCTTAGGGACATTGGAACTCAGTTGTTTTTAGAAAAAAACACTGACTACACTATATCATTATTTGTAAATTCGATAACTTCAACTGGAACAAGATTAGTTGGAGTTGTTGAAATAATTGAATATGATGCTAATGATAATTATATAAGTAGATTAGCTAGTAGTGAAATTAGAAATATCGGTCAAATAAATACATTCACATTTAATTCTGGTAATTGTGAGAAATGGGCTTTAGTAATAAGTGGTTGGTATGGTTCTGAATATTCAGGAACATTAACATATTCAAATGTACAAGTTGAAAAAGGTACAGTAGCAACAGAATATGAACAATACGGAGAAATGCCTTCGCCAGATTTTCCAAGTTCGATAGAGAATATAGAGGGAAAGAATTTATTTAATCATAATTATATTTTAGACAATCTTAGAGATTCAAGCATGAATAGCAATATAAAATATACAGAAATAACTTTATTACCAAATACTGATTATACATTATCAGCTAATTGTTATACATCAGAGGTGGCTTCGCTATTTATTACATTACCAAACATAACCCCAAATTCTAATACTGGTGGAATAATGACACTTTCACCAAGCAGAACTATAAAAACAGATAATGAAGGTAAATTATGGATATGGGTTAGAGTAAGTGGGGGAAACAATATATTTCCTACTAAAGATGATTTTGAAAGTGGCAAATATTGGGCACAACTTGAGAAAGGAACAAAAGCAACACCATATATTCCTTTTAACTCATTAGCAGTAAAAGTAACAGGGAAGAATTTAGTGTCAAGTATTACAAAAGCATACATTAGTAGTAGTGGAGTTGAAACACCTGAAAACAATAATTTATTGTCAAATTTTATTAAGGTTACACAAAACAGAAGTTATATTTTTGCAAGTTATTATATCGATTCAAGAAGAATGGAAAGACAATATCAGGTTGCATATTTTGATAAAAACAAGAATTTCATATCTCGTAAAACGATATCTTATAACACTGCATTCACGATAACAGATAATAACGTATCATATGTAAGGGTTTGGCAAGATAAAGATGCAACGCAAACTCTTCCAGACTATTTACAACTAGAAGAAGGCACAGTAGCAACAGCCTACGAACTATACAAAGAACAAATAGTCTACTTCCCACTATCAGAAGGACAAAAGCTAATTGAAGGAAGTTATTTAGCAGATGATGGAATACATAATGTCAAAGGACAATTTATTTTTAAAGGTACAGAAAATATATCAATGAGTAAAGGTGGACTTACTGAATGTGAAAATAATTATTTCGGTATAGCAAGTACAAATTTTATATCCGAAATAAGTAGCCCTGTTATATGTACACACTTTATAAATAGAAGAATATGGAATTTAGACCAAGAAGGAATTATGTATGAGGGTTCAGTCAATTCAAACTCTTTAAGAATTAGAGCAAATTTTGCCAGTGTTGATGAATTTAAATCTTGGCTTGCCGAACAATATGCAAATGGAACACCAGTAATAGCAGAATACAAACTATTAAAAGAAGAAACAATCCCATATACGAAAGAACAACAAGAGGCTTGGGATAATATAAAAGCATTAAACTTGTATGAAGGTACAAACAATATTGTTTCTGATGCAGAACTAGTTATTACTTTAGGGGAAGAAGAAATATCATATGGCAATTTTATAATAGAAAAACCAGACACAGAAGAAGTACAAGCAACGACAAGATTTGTGGGATATGACTATATGGTTAAATTTAACAAAGAATTTGTAGACAATAATACATATCCACTAAAATTGGGAACATATTTTTCAAATTTATGTTTTCAAGTAGGTTTAGTTGCAGGAAATATGGATTTTACAAATTCAGATTATATGGTTCAAGGAAATCCTTTTACTAACAATGAAGATTGTAGAACAGTATTAAGTGCTATTGCTCAAATCGCTGGTGGAATTGCAAAAATAGGTAGGGATAATAAAGTATATATTACTAATTTGAGTTTAGAAGATGCAGTAGAGAATATAGATGGGAATAACTATGATACGTTTACTCCCAACAAAGCATTTGGACCAATAAATAAACTTATTTTAAAAATGAATAGTGGGGTAGATGGAGAAGAGACTGTAAGAAGTGATGGGGAAAGCATAAATCAAAATGGGGAATATGCAATAACAATATCGGACAACCCTATTTTAAACTCAGTAGAGCAACGAGAATTAGTTATAGACAATATTTTTAACAAGATTAAGGGAATAACCTATCTACCATACAAAACCACTTATTATGGCTATCCTTATGTTGATAGCACAGATTTAATTAAAATATCGAATGTAAATGATACAGAATATGGTTCTTACATTTTTAATCACATATTAAAATATGATGGGGCGTTTTCAGGCAATATTGAGACATCAGCATTAACAAAAACGCAAAGTATGTATAAGAACACTTTAGATTTAAAAACAAGATTTAAGAAGACGGAATTAGCAGTTGATAAAATCAACGGAGAGATAATATCAATAATAGAAGTACAGGACGAGGAAAAGAAAAAAATAAATTCAATAAAACAAGATTTAGATTCAACAACTGCAAGAATAGAAAAAGTAGAAGGAGAAACATCTCAAATAAATGAACTAAAAGAAACTATTGATGGGCTTTCAAACACTTTAACTAATAAAGGTGGAAACAATATATTTTATTATGATGAAGCTTATTGGTCAAGTGAAGAAAATTTTAACATTGAAGAATTTTCAGGCACAGAAATTCAACAAAATTCTGTTAGCGGTATGGGATATATAATCAATGAGGGTAATGCTTCTCAAATAGCTAATGTGCAAAATGGTACATATACAGTAAGCTTTAAATATAAAAAAGTAGGACCTGAATTAGCAAGTGCAAGTGTAAAAATAAATGATAAAGAATATCCGTTAACAGAAGTAGGATGGACAGATTTTAGTGAAGTTGTAGAAGTAAAATCAAATCATATAACAGTCGAGTTTCTATCAGATACAGATAACACATTATATGTGGTAGATTTGCTAGGAAATGTAGGTTCAGAAAAAGAAATATGGACACAAAATCCAAATGAAGTAAGAACAGATACGGTAAAGATTGGAAGAGGTATTGAGGTAAGAAGTTCCGAGAAAAATACTTATCATAGAATAGATGCAGATGGTAACAGAACATACAACATAGCTACTGGGAAAGTTGTAAATGAAGCAACTGACAGGGGTTCTGAAATGGAGGAACTTGTAGTAAGAGGACAAGCTCAAATATCAGGATTGTTAATAAAACAAGTACGGAGACCAAACGTGGCTCTCAAGTTTATTATAATAGCTTAAAAATGAGCAGCAACATTATCTTTTGCTGTTTATTTTTTGTAGGAGGGAAGTTATGAATAGTCAAGAGTTTTCACAAAAAGTTTTTAAAAAAGAAATTAAAAATGGAACAATTTATAACGTAAAAAAAGATGATGAAATATTAGGACAAGTTGGCGTTATTAGAACAGTAATTGTTAATTTAGATGGAAAAGATTTTCCAGCAGATATGTTAGTAGGAGATTATTATTTTGAAGAAGTAGAAGGAGAGTAATAGTATGGCTGAATTTATACAAACAGGTGGAAGCAGTGGCGGAAGTTATGCTTCGAATTTTACTGGTAGGTTAACTGTTTGGGAAAATAGTTATGACATAGCTTCAAACACTTCAAATGTTGGATATAGATTAGAATTAATATCAGGAAGTTCAGGAAGATTCAGTGATTATTGGCTTGATTATTCGGTAACGATAGATGGAATTGTAGTTGCAAGTAACGGATTATATTTTAGTTCAATGTCATACAATATAGCTCAAACAGTATGTGAAGGTACAATTACAATAACGCATAACAATGATGGAACTAAAACAATACCTTGTTCAGCAGTAATGAATTTTGCAAGTGGTACATATAGCCCGGGGGATTTCTATCCAAGTGGAAACTTAATTTTAACTACAATCCCAAGATATGCTAGCCTTACAGAACATTATGTTGTTTCAACAGGATTAAATTCAATTACAGTAAAGTGGAACGCAGACCACACAATAGACTGGGTACAATACTCTTTAAATGGTGGGGCGTGGACTGATACTTCTGGTACAACATACACTATTGTAGGATTAGCTCCTAATACACAATATAGTATTAGAACAAAAATAAGACGAAAAAATGGTCAATTATGGACGGAAAGTGGATACATATATGGCACGACAAAAGATATTGCAAGAGTAAGTTATGCTATTGATTTCAATTCTGATGCAAATGCATATATGGAATTTACTAACTCTAGTGGTGCTACAGTTAATTTATATTTAGAAGTGGGTAATAATACAATCCGAAGGAATGGGATAACAGGCTCTGGAGGCTATACTTTTAGACTTACAGAAGAAGAAAGGACGTTGTTATATTCTTTGTGTCCAAATTCTAACAAACTGATAGTAAGGTACGTTGTTGCAACATTGGTGAATGGAGTTGCAACATATTGGGATTTTGTAGACAAAACTATGACAGTAGTAAATTCTAATCCAGTATTTAGTAATTGCGAATACAGAGATAATGGAACAGTTTCTACACAATTAACAGGCGACAATCAAACAATCATTAATGGATATAACAATCTGCAAGTTATTATTTCTCCAGCAAACAGAGCGATAGCGAAAAATGGTGCAAAAATGGATAAATATCGACTAGTATGTGGAAATAAATCAGTAGAAGCTCCTTATAGTGAAACTTCAGATGTTATTTTGGAAATAGGTTATGTAGATAGTATGACATTCATGGTTTATGCAATAGATAGTAGAAAAAATAGTCCCAACCCTGTGACAAAAACATTTGCAACTTGGAAAGATTATTTTAAACCTAAAATAACGGAAGGCTCAGCAGTAAGAACAGAACAAGTTAATTCAGAAACAAGATTAACCTTTAGTGGAAAGTTTTGGAATGATTGTTTTGGAGACGTCAATAATCCAGAAGCAGTTCATAACAAAATAACCACATGCAAGTATGAGTATAAGAAAACAACAGATAGTGAATACATAGAAGGAGAAACAGACCTTATACTTGATATTTCGGGAGATGTTTTTTCAGCCAGTTTACTTATTGCTGGAGATGCCGAAATGGAAGGATTTGAAATAACTAACAGCTATAACATTAGAGTAATTGTGTCGGATGAGATAGGGTGGACACCAGCGACATATGACATATTGCTTGGCGCAGGGAAACCGGGAATAGCCTTTCACAGAAATGGGGTTTCTTTAGGAAGACCATATGATGAAAGAATTGGGGGAAGTTGCCAAATAGATGGACATAGAGCTATGTGTGAAGATGTTTGTAGAGCATATTTTAATGGGGGTGGAGCATCTACTTTTGCTTATAATACTGCATGGATTATACAAAAAATACAATTAAATCAAGCAGATACAATAGGCACGCTTTTCACATGGGATAATACCAATAAAAGAATTTATGTAAATAAAACTGGATTTATAGACATTGAACTTGCCTTTGATATGTATTTAGTTGATTATGTATCCAATAGCGATTATATTTTAGTCGTACTGAAAAATGGTGCAGAATATACGTCTGTAGCATATGAGTACTTTAGAAACGAACAATATTATGGAAAGTTACAAGGTAGTGTAAGAGGTGTGTATGCACAAAAAGGAGATTACTTCGAGATGGGTATTAATTGTGGAAAAACAGGAACTATACGATGTTTTGAAGGACCTAATACTAGCATGACTTTAACATATAGGAGGATGTAAATATGGATAAATATTCAGAAGAACAGATAAAAAATATCTTATCAATATATCCATCTGTTGAAGAGATGGAAAGACAAACTGCAACAAGAGAAGCTAAACAATATTTATCGGATACTGATTATGTAGTAATAAAAATGCAAGAATATGCTTTGCAAAATAAAGAAGTAGACAACGATTACACAGAGATTTTGCAAGAAAGAGAACATTGTAGAGAAATCTTAAGAGAATTGGAGGTGTAAAAGTTGGATAATCATGTAGAGGATTTAATTAAGTTTGAAGAAAAATGCAAATCTAATTCTAAGAGATTAGATGAACATGATACAAGGTTAGACAAGTTAGAAAAAACATATTCAATAATGGAGAAGATGGATTACAGAATGGGAAAAGTTGAAACATCAGTAGATAAAATAAATAGTAAACTAGATGCAACATCACAGGAGAAAGGTAAGAAATGGGATAAACTAATAGATTATTTGTTTTATGCATTAATAGCAGTAATGCTAGGTTTATTATATACAAAATTAGGAGTTTAAAAGGAGTGAGTTTGATGAAAGAAAAATTTGCAAAATTAATCAACGTAAAAAGCATAATAACAATACTATTAACATTAGTAGTATGTTATTTAGCAATATTTAAAGATTTTGACATTAAAGATTTATACTTAATGATAATATCATTCTACTTTGGCACACAAGTAGAAAAAAAGAGTAAGGAGGAATAGGTTATGGAAGAAGAAATTGATAAACTAAAAATAGTTTCATCAACAGAAATACCAGCAGAACTTAACGAAGAAGGAATAGAAGGTGGTGAAGTTGATGAATAAGATATATTATAGTCAAATAGATAGTAGATGGGCGAAACACCCATATCCAAGTCAAGCATTGCCAAAAGCAACAATAGGTTCTGGAGGATGTGGAGTATGTGCTTGTGCAATGGTAATAAGTATGTTAAGAAAGATAGTATTACCACCAGAATTAGCAGATATGTTTGTAAAAGATGGAATAAGAGTCAACGGAGGAACTTCAAACAAAGCATATCAGTACATAGCAGATAAATATGATTTAACAACAAAAAGAACAACGGATTATAATGAACTAATAGCTTGTTTAAAAAGAGGCGGATTAGCATTAGTAGGTTGTGGAGAAGGATTGTTTACTAACGGAGGACATATAATCTGTATTGCAGGAATTGAAGGAGATAATTTTATAGTTTATGATAGCTACTTATACTCTAATAAGTTTAATATTCTAGGAAGAAATAATAAGGCTACAATAAGAGGAACAGAAGTAGTATGTTCAATAGAAAACTTCAAAAATTATGCTAATGCAGGAGGATTTTGGATTTATGAACCTACTGGAGTAGACACAAACAAAGATGAAACAAATGTAGAGCCTGCAAAAGAAGTTATTGATAGAGGTACAGTAGGAACGACTAAAAAATTAAAACAAAATTGTAATCTATGGAGCAATCCAGATTTAACAGGTACTAGATATGATTATTTAAAAAACACAACAGTTAAAGTGATAGAAAACATAAGTGCGAATGTAGATAAGGTACATGTTCCAGCAACAGGAAGAACAGCATATGTAGACATATCAGCTTATGTTGGAGAAGTAGTTTCAACCGCAAAGATTATGGTTGTTACAGCAAAATCTGGTTTAAATGTAAGAAAAGAACCTACAACAAAATCAGGAATAGTAACAGCATATAAATATGGAACAAAAGTAAATGTATATTCAATAGAAAATGGTTGGGCAAAAGGAACAAAAGGATATATGTATGCTGAATATTTAAAATAAAAGCTTAAAAATGAGCAGTAGATGTAAAAGTCTACTGCTTTTTTAGGAGGGATAAAATGTTTACAGAGAAAGACGGAAAAATAACAATGGTAGAAAAAGATTATGGAATAACTCTACCAATAGAAATAACGATAGAAGGGGCAGAAATTACTGCTGAAGATAAATTTGCAATTAATATATTTAAAGAAATAAATGGAGAAGCTTTAATCTCTAAAACATATGAAAATATTCAGAACAACACAATAGAGTTTGCTCTTACTCAAGAAGAAAGCAACAAACTAGAAGTGGGAAGTTATTTTTATGACATAGACTGGTTTCAAGAAAATTCTTTCCTAGGCAACTTAGTTAAGAAAAAGGGTTTTAGAGTTGAAGAGAAAGCAGGTGGATAGATGGAAATTAATATAAAGCCTGCAAAAGTAAATATTGATTTTAGTGTACAAAAAGTATTCCCAGAATTGGAAGATATAGAAATAACACCAAAAGGAGTAGAACAAAACTTTAAATCAAATAAGTATGGTTATAATAATATAAAAGTAAAAAAAGTAGAGTTACAACCTAATAAAGTTGTAGCACCAACAGAACAAAAACAAATAGTTGTTGCGGATAGTGAGTATTCAGGACTTAACCAAGTAGAAGTAGAACCAATACCTTTAAGAAAAGATGAATATGGTGGTTATGATTGGATTATAGAACCTTCATTTGAAAAAGACCAAGAGTTTTATTTTAATGGAGAATATATAAAACAAGTAATTGTACCTAGAGCTTATGATGCGTTTTCTAAACGATTAATTGAGAGAACTATAACAAGTATAACTGATAATACAATATATAGCATAGGAGCATATGCTTTTTATGGTTGTTTAAATTTAAATAGTGTTAATTTACCAAATGTCACGACAATCGGTTCTAATGGTCTTTCAAATTGTCAAGCATTAACAGAAATAATTCTTCCAAATGTAAAAGAGGTTCAAACATATGGTTTATCTGGTTGTACCTCTTTGAAAGAAATAAATTTACCGAAATTAGAGAAAGCAAATAACTATTCTTTTTCAAATTGCACTAATGTCAAAAAAATAATTCTTCCAAACCTAACAAGTATGATGGGTTATACTTTTTATGGATTAACGGCTTGTAAGTTAATACAATTAGATAGCTGGAATATGTCAGCAGGTACAAGTCAATATTTCCAGAACACAACTGGAAGAATTGTTTTGCCAAGTTTGACACAGATTTATAATTATTCTTTTAGAAATTCTCAATTCTCTGAAATTGTATTGCCACAAAATCGTGTAGTTGTAATAAATCATTATGGAGCATTTAATGGTTCAAGTATGGCAAGTGGAACTTGCTTAGTTTATGTACCAGATGATTTAGTAGAAAGTTATAAAACTGCAACAAATTGGAGTACATACGCAGACCAAATAAAGCCAATAAGCGAATTACCAGTATTGGAGGTATAAGATGATAGTTAAAGAATTTTTCAAAACAAGAAATGATGGAGTAAAACTTTATAGAACATACTCAAACGAAGGTTTTAAAATAAAACAAATAGAAACAGATACTATATATGATGAAGCAATAGACATTGAAACTTCTAATTATACTTATGAAGAAACAGAAGAGCTTATTGAACAAGAAGAATTAGATGAAATTGAACTAAAAGCGAAAGCATACGATATTATAACAGGCGAGGTGGAGTAGATGAATATATTAGAAAGAGCAAGATTAATTCGAAAGAATATTTTATTAAGTTCAACAAGCCTTGAAGATGATAAAGCAAGTCAAACACCTGAATTGTTTACAAGACTAAACGAAAATGGCGAATTAATAACAGCAGGCACAAGGATTAATTGGAATGGTGTTATTAAAAGAGCAAATGTAGACTTATGGGACACAAAAGAAAATAACCCAGACAATGCACCTACACTATGGGAAGATATTAATTATAAAGAAGGCTATAGAATTATCCCAGAAGTAATAACAGCAGGAACTGCTTTTAGTAAAGATGAATGTGGTTGGTGGAAAGATGTGTTATATAAGTCATTAATTGATAATAATGTATGGACACCAGAACAATATTCAACTGGTTGGGTAAAAATAGACTAAATCAGCCAAAATCAAGACAACAAAGTATATTAACCAAAAATAAAAACGGCTTAAAAACGATTTTCGAAAGCCGTTTTTTGGCTATTTTTAAGATAGATATTGCAAAACTAAAACAACTATGTTATAATACCAAATAGGACTACTGCATAGAGAAAAAAAACTATGTAGAAAACAATAGGGGAGCTAGCCTTAGAGATTGGCTAGCTTTTTTATTTAGTTTTTAACAATCATAAGAGTTCTCTATAGAGAACGTAAAAATAACAAAAGTTTCTCATAAGAAACCTAATACATGATATACAAAAAATGAAACATACTATTTCAAAGAGGTGGATTATGAGAGTAGAAATATTGTTAAGAGAAATAAGAAAACAAAAAAATATAACGTTAGATGAATTGTCAAAATTAACAGGAATGTCAAAAGGACATTTAAGTAAAATTGAAAGAAAAGAAACAGACCCATCTATAACAAGTTTAGCGAGAATAGCCTTAGCATTAAATGTAGATATTTCAAAATTATACAAAATTATAAAATAG